TCAGCATAAAAATTTACTAAATATAGAAAAAATCAGATGAATACTAAAATTTTTAAGCTATTACAAGAAAATTTACAGCTTGCGTTCAATTTACCCAAGTACAGTAAAATTTCTATAGACGAACAAACTATTGTGCAAGACTTACCTTGGACGCCCGCACGATATAGCAAATTCAAAGATAGTGTAGAAGCTGAATTGCATTTGCCCTGCGATTATGTAGGGACACTAGGTGCTATTACTAATGACTTGTCAGAACGCTATATCCTAAGATTCTTTAGTGAGATATGGAAGCCTAGAACAGGTGACTATGAGCATACTGGATGGGAACTTGCTGATGAAATCAACAAACTAAACCCGGAGAAAGTACTTGATGTTGGTTGTGGGTATCACCCATTTAAGGGTCGTATTCAGAATATTATTGGCATTGATCCATATAACAATCAAGCTGACTATGAGGTTGACATCTTAGAATATAAAGTAAAGCCAGAAAGTCACGATGTTATAATGGCTCTTGGATCTATTAATTTTAATTCACGTGATGAGATTGAATCACGGTTCAGTCATTGCATCAATCTATTGAAGAAGGGTGGAAAATTCTATCTACGTGCTAACCCAGGGATCACTCACAAGACAGGGCCGTATGTTGAAATATTTCCTTGGACATTTGAAGTTGTAAATGAATTTGCTGAAAAATATAATCTCAAGTTAGATACTTTTAAGAAAGATAATAATGATAGATTATATTTTGTTTATACTAAATTATAGCCAAAAAAATAGACCCCGAAAGGTCTATTTTACATTGTGGGGCCGTTCCCACTTTTGAATCCAACTGAACCGCCTTCTGCCTCGATACGTTTGATAACGTCTTCAAACAGGATAGGTGTAAAATCTGTTTGTTCAACACATACACAATGATAACGAACATCGTTTTCATCACTGTATAATGTTACACCTGTCTTAGCGTCAATACCTCTAGCTTTTTTCACTCTATTAGAATGTAAGTGGCCATGAATGTTGACACCAAAACGTCCTAATGATGCCTCATGTAACGGGATGTGACTTAAAATCATACCGTTCATTACATGATACGCACGTAATTCACGGAAGTATAATCTATACTCATCATCACGAAAGATATCGTGGTTACCACGAATCAATACCTTGTCACCGTTTAAGCGACTCAACGTAATTAATGACTTGCGGTTAATAACTACGTCACCTAAGTGATATACTTTGTCATTTGGACGAACTCGGTCGTTCCAACGCTTAATCATTTCCTCATCCATCTCATGTGGATCAGTCCATGGACGAATCTTTGTAACACCGTCTGCTTCGGTGAATCTGCACACGCCGGCATGACCAAAGTGGGTGTCACTCGTTAAAAATACTGCTGGCATTATACCCTCTCTTTCTTTACTCGTCCGATGCGTGACGTTTTGTTCCAATCATAAGCGATGCCATCCGGACACTTACCATCACGCACACTGTCTACACCAAACATACCGCATACTTCGAATCCGTCTCCTATGATAGAAATGAATTCGTTTAATGACTTAGCATAATCCATTGCTGAATTTAAGTCTACAAATTCTAATTCTTTTACTTTAAACATTTTATTCCTTTACGCAACCATCCAGTGGTCGCTTTCTTTGTATTCGATGGATTCGGCACCATCATATTCATTTATTTTGAATTCTGTTCCTACCGGCATCCATTCTACTTCTAAATCTTTCATACCACCGGTGTAGATATCTGGATACTTCAATGCTACATATGTTGCCAATTCATCCCATTTTTCCTTTTCAACAAACTTTACGATTGCTGGATCAAAAAGAATTTCAGGACATTCATAGTTCCATGTGTACCATCCTGCACCGAAGCCAGGACTATACAACACTGCCACCTTACCATCTTCATTTAACTTGTTCATTCTATTCTCTTAAAAGATCGCCAATCATCAATGTTTGGCTTTTCATCTTCATCATATGTCCAACCTAATGCCTTCATCATACGATGTTTGACAAGTAAGTTAGGGCTACGCCATCTTCCTACGTCTTCAAACCCCATCATAACACCAACTTCGCATACTGCACCACTACGGCATACACCTGCAAAACAATGAACAACCACGTTCATTCTATTTTCTTTGGCATGTTGCAATAGTCTAACCAATTCGTTTGCTTGTTCTTGACTGCAACGCATTGCTTCATCTAAAGCAAAATCATTCTTCTCAATGTCCAAGAATTCAAAATTGTGAATCTCTTTGAATTTGTGAGCAGGTGTTGGTCTCCAACTCGCAGGGTCTGTGATGCTAATCAGCATACTATTCTCTCCGGCTTCATGATGAATTCTAGTAGGTATATCAGCGGCTGCTACATTTTCAATCCACATATCTAACTCCTTAATAATGTATTATACTACACCTTGGATTATTAGTCAACCTTGGGCAAGGGTGCTATAATTTTATGTAACCAGTGATTGTATATATTGACGTTTAATGGAGTGTCTATCCATTGCTGTAATTTTTCTATTAGATTACCTTCTAATATATCTTTAAAGAGTATGACTTTACGAATATGGCCATATTTTTTAGCAAATTTAACTCTTTGAATTCGTCTAGCGAGTTCTGTTTCATTAAATGGAGGATGAGATTTAGGAAGAATTATATGACTCCGTTCCATACACCATTTGGCATATTTATAATCAGAGTCATCAATTAAAATAGTATCTATTATATGTTGTAATCCAAAATCAAAATAATGACTACAGGTAATTGCTGTGTATTTTTTTTCTATTTCTTCTAAATATGGAGTTTTTCTAGAACCAGAATATAATACATTTTCTGCACCATTATTTTTAATAATAGCCAACTTAAAGTGTAATCTTAATGTATTAGGCCTAGCCCGCACATCAATATTGGTTAAATCATAATCTTTACTATCTATTACTGCGGCTAACATATCTCCTGCCGCACCAGGATTATATAATACTTGATACATAATGTATTTATCTAGGAAAAGGTCGTTAACGACCTTTTGTTTTTGGCATCCCGGGTAAGCCTCGAACTTACAACCCCTGGTTTTGGAGACCAGTGCTCTGCCAATTGAGCTACCGAGATATATTCTTTATGCGTTTTTTCTAATACGCTTGAGGTATTCTCTACCCACAAGTCCTGCTTCAATTTCTTGAAGTGCAGTCACAATAGGACCTGCTTTAGAGACTAGTGTAGAACGATGTCCACGCTTTAACTCTCTTACTCTATGTGAAGCGATAAGAACTAAATCAAATCGATTACCAACCATATTAACGGCGTCTTCACTTGTATATCTTGCTCTGCTTTCAGTCATTTTCTTCCTTTTTAAAATTCAAACATTAATCTTTTCATTGTCTCAAAATAAATTTTAGGTCTTAATGCTAATGCAGGCCTTAATGTTAATACAACTCTTTCATTATCTGATTGTGAATTATCCCAATCGTGAAATATTTCGGTATTAAACAATATTGCTTCATTGGGCTGAGCCACCATTGATTTAACCGGGGAGTGTTTAGTTTTATCAAATCCAACACATTCCCTTGATCCATTATGTTTAGGATCGATTTCATACATAGATAAATCTTCATCACTATACCAGCTGGTCACACACTTATCATCTAATATTTTAGAAGTATAATTTATACTAACATGGTCAAATGATCCGTCTTTATGAGCCCTATATGTCATATGCGGCTTTGATATGAATAACGATACCCGATCAATTTCTAATGGTGGAAATTTTAAGGGAATCATACTCAGCATTTTTTTAGATTCATCTGGCTGTAATTTATAATGAGTAAAATCTTCATTTATCTTATAAATATCCGGGGTGATTACATTGCAATAATCTATTATAGACTGTATACCGGCGTGAGTATATCTAATATAATAAGGACTACAATCTTCAATGATTTCGTATTTCATGCTTACTCTAAAAATAATAGGTTGTTATTTTTAAATACATCTCTCCAGTATCCTGTGTTAGGTATCAGAGCCCATAATTTAGTATTTTCAAAAACTATCAATGTTCTATTTTTTTTTGTTTGATTTAATGCGACCGCAACCCCATTAAACCAGGGATGAAAATCATCTCCTAGTAATAATCCGGTATCGGATTCATACTTTTCAATATCATGTTTAACATCCAATAATGTATGTGAAGCATCAATAAAGGTAAGATCGTAATGTTTTACTTTCTCAAAATCTTTGCTAGAAGTAGGGTGTACATTTATATTAGCATACATTTCTTCACCTATACAAAATCTAAATGCATCATGCCATCCTGTAGCTTTTGCAATTTCTCTTGCATCAGCATACATAATAGGATCGCCTAGTGCAAATTGCAAATTTTCAAACTCAATATTTAATAATGATTGGCTAGAAACAATTCTAAAATTATCAACTATATCCATGCTTACAGAAGAATTTTTACCTCTATAGAGGGCAGTAGTAGAACTACCCAAAAAACAACCTATTTCTAAAATAGAACCATTATCAGGAACATAACCAGCCAATGTTGAAAGAATTATTAATTCTTTTTCGAGCATCCAACCCGGAATGTTTACATTGTATTTTTGCATATTGTATTTATGTTTATATTTGGAGCGGGAAATCGGGTTCGAACCGACGACATTCACGTTGGCAACGTGATGCTCTACCAACTGAGCTATTCCCGCATATTCTTGGTACATCGACACGGTTTCGAACCGCGGACCCTCTCCGTGTAAAGGAGACGCTCTACCCCTGAGCTATCGATGCATATTTTTATTTAACCCCCTTGAGAGCTGTCTTTAACTTCTGTTTCTCTAGCAATTTTTTCAAACGCTTCATCTTCATTCTTTTGATCCTCAATCATTCTTGGATCAGGCTTACGAAAGATTTTGTCATAGTTGTTTGCATATTCTTGTTGACTGACACTGTATGGTCTTGGACTAGAACCTTTGCTCACTTCTTGTCCCCTTTACCCCCACTGTATGATCGCAAACCTTCTTGTGCAATCTTAGCATAGCTACGCAAAAATGAACCACGTACATGTGGATCAAGAATTTGAGCGGCTGCAATCTTTACTAGCTTACCGATTTTAACGGCTTTTGGGTCATAACCTCTGCATGTCATACTATCTTCCTTTGTTAAAAACTTGGTCGGAATAGTAGGATTCGAACCTACGACCTCTTGCTCCCAAAGCAAGCGCACTACCAGGCTGTGCTACACTCCGTAATTGGATGCGGGTGACAGATTCGAACTGCCGATGCACCTGGCTTATGAGACCGGTGTGGTGACCACCCAACCCGCGTATTTCACAATTCTGCATAATTAGTAATACTTGGTGGTTTAGCAAACGCATCCACATACATAATCTTACTGTTATCTTTTATTGTTAATTTATTAATGTAATTATACACTACTTCAAAAGTTTGTTTGTATATTTCGGGATTATCGTATGTAAAATGCGGAGCTATAGCTGTTGCTATTGCACCTTTGTCATTGTGTTCGGCAAATGCCCTCATCATGTGAGCTTGCATTGCTTTGCTTCCTGCATACCCCGCATAACTTGTCCATTCATTACGATTGAACTTTACTGCCATATATGATATAATAAAAATAATTTTACTATTTTCATTCATTCGTTTTAATGCTTCTACACCCAAAACATGAGGTATATGGCATGCAAGTCTTATATTCTCTTCCCATCTTTTTAAGTCAACTACACTAGTAGAAGTAAAGCAATTTTCATCATTTGGATAAGAACCTGAATTGGAATTAAAAAGAATCATATCAACAGTATCAACATCTTTGGTCACTTCATTAAATGCTTCTACTACACATTGAACACTATCAAAGTTTGCTTTGATATCATGTGGATGTCCTGTATTGTAATTCTTGTGAGATACAATATAAACGTTATGACCATCAGTACGCATACGCAATACTAGGTCATTACCAAACTTACCGGGTTCACCTCCCCCTATTATCACTATGTTCATATTATGAGTCCTCAAGTATTTGGTGGAGGATACCAGGATCGAACTGGTCACCTACTGCTTGCAAAGCAGCCGCTCTCCCAAATGAGCTAATCCCCCATGTAGAAACACACTTGATATAGTAGCAAAAGCTATCACGGATGAACCCGAGTTTAGTCAAATATGTTTTTATATGGTGCCCCAGAGGAGACTCGAACTCCTAAAATTTGGCTTCTAAGACCAACACGTATACCAATTCCGTCACCAGGGCAGTTATAATATAACACACTACGAATCTCCTTCTAAGTTATGGACCTAGCGAGTACTCCAGTTGTGTTCATGTAATGTGTTATATTATAACATATATCTATTTATATGTCAACTATCTTTGGATAAGAAGAACTCAGACGTATGATAACCATTTACCGGTTAGTTATTACAGAGGTCTAAGCCGTGTTATATATTGCTAGATCACCATAGCGTTTTAAACTACACTCTATCAATTGTTTATGTTTTTCTACATCCAAGAAACCTTTAATATAAAGTGTTTCTCTCATAAAATCTTCCTTTACTCTATGCAAACATGCGGTAAGATTAAGCAGGTATGCTATGGGCACTTGAGGCAATATAGGAGTTATCCATTCTTTGCCATTAAATATTTCAAGCGAGTCGCATTTACCTTTTAATACTACATGATACCCAGCCGGTTCAGCTTGTGCAATGTGTTTATATTCATTAGATAAATTATCACCGGGATAATAATCATGGTGAGGATTAACTACTATTTGTTGAAACTTATGCGTAAATGTTGTGATATCTATTATTGGTATTTGATCTAATAAACTTCTATATTGTTGATAGTTATTTTCTTTACCAAGAACTTCTTTTGTTTCCCAAAAATTTTGATGATAGGTATGTTGATCACCTAACTCAAAACTAGTTTCAGTAACGTCTATATCTAGTGGAACAAATAATAATTTCATCTAGTATTTAATAACATTGGAGCGGGGTAACAGAATCGAACTGTCAGCATTAGCTTGGAAGGCTAAGGTATTACCACTATACGAACCCCGCATAAATATATTTATGTACATATATGACGCTATCACAAAAACAGGACTTGTTATACACTTATCAATGAGTGCTGAACATACATTTTACATTATGGTATTTGATATTGACAACTTCACATTGACCATGAAATTCTTCAACAACATCGAAACAGCACTTGCTTTTATACAAGCACTTTAGTTAACTGGAGCAACGGGTCAGATTTGAACTGACGGTTTTACGGATTTGCAATCCGTTGCATTGGGCCGCTCTGCCACCGTTGCATATATGCTCTGCATCCCCCGGCGGTAATTATACTGCATCAATCATCGGACTAGACGAATAATCCACGACAACATCACACACAGCTTCCACCCGCTTCCCGACAGGGACCGCTCTCGTGTTGCTAACGGCCTTTCGGTTCGAAGACTACCACCCGTACCTATCACGGTACTTCTTATCTTGCGGGTCGCAATAGCTGTTGATTATACAGCACGTTAGGTAATTGAAGTTGCTATTATTTTTTGGACCTGATTCAAGGTCAAACATAAACGAT